AAAGGTGGTCTAACGCCCATGAAGCAGCTTGCTGTGGAGGCGGTGGGTCACCTTTATTTTTTATTCGATTTTAAAATATCTATCAATTCTTCACCGTCTTTTATAATTGCGATTCCTAATCCACGACGGTTCAATTCGTATACTTTTTCAAGCTGAGAAAGTATTTCATCATTGGATAATTTTGTTCTCGTTACATCAAATACAACATTTTCAGATTGTTGTTTTGCCTTTCTTAAATTTCCGTCTACAACTCCCTTGCCTGAACCTGATATCTCTTTCAGATCAAATTTCAACCCATCGACTAAATAATCTGGGCTCGGGATTTTTTCTGGGAAGTTAACTCGTGGCGCCATTTGTACGTGTTTTCCAAACGTTTTAGACAACCATTCCCCTACTTCTTTCTCTTTTTGGGAATAATCTAACACTACATGCTTTCCATCGACTTTATATTTATGACCATCATGCTCCCAAAAACTCATTTCTGAAACCTTAGCTTTTCTAGGATCTACATTTGATAGCCATTCATCCTTTACAGAAACATAAGACTTATTACCAGCAGGTCCGACACTTGCTGGTTTTTCGCTTTTCTTGAAAAGTCTTTCTCTAGCCTCATCCCGTTTCAGGAATGGGTGCTTATCGATGTAATCTTTCAAAGCAGCATTCTGAGTACCTATTTTGCTCTTATACTTGTCTATCAACTCTTTATCGCCCAATTTCTCAGCGACGTGGAGCTTTTCCTTGTTCGCTCTGATAGACCGTTCTAGCGCCCTCTGCTTAGCTTCTGCGTTGGCATTTTCTTCTGCTTGCTCTGGCGTAACCTCTGCCACATCCTCGCCCAAATCGGACTTATAATTGGCTCCTGGAATGAACGGTGTCAGCATGTGACCGCAGTTAATACCCAAACAACCTTCTGGACGGCCGTAGCCGTAGTCTGACAAAGCAAGAATCTTCTCGCCATGCTCGGTTCTAGCGTGACCAGTCGTGACTATCTGATGTTGCAAAGGAGCGCACATTTCTCTCGCTGATGCTTTCTTTGAAAAGTAAAAGGTATCAATGCCCAGCTCTTCAGCTGGTCTCGTTCGCATTTCTCGAAAAGTTCGATAGGTTGTCGTCTTGATGACCGTCCGTGCGTAGTTGTCTACCTTCCAGTTACGCCCAGCGCTGTCCTTGAAACCTTGAAAACCTTTCTCTTGCCACTTCATGACCGTGTCAGAGATAGCCTTATCAGCCGTTGACAAGCCTGTGACCACTCTTGCGACAGATTGCTCCACAATACCTTGATAAGCGCCAATAACAGCCTTTGGCAAGGTTGTATTGATGAGATTGTGGAGGTCACCGATAGCTTGATTAGCATAATCAGCAAGAATTTCTTGAATGTGATTGCTATTTCCTGCAGATCCACGCCCTAAATCTTCCATGAGTTGTTGCTTCGTGTCCGTGTAGAGCTTCAAACCCTCATTTTCGACGATATAGCGTAGTTGCTCTTCAGCGACTCCGGAGTATTTAGAGATTAGCTTCAGGTTCTCCTCGTTCAGCATGTGCATCTGTTGCATCTTCTCAAGTTGCCAGATATACGGTTGCTTATCAAGATAGACCGTGCCACGCTCCGTCACACGTTCGACCACGTTATCAAATAAATCCAAGGCTAACTGATGATAGATGTCTGCGACATTGCTTGCTTGAAGCAGCAGTTGCTCGTCATTGAACTGGATTGGTGGTCTCTTCTTTTTTACCATGGATAGCCTCTTCTATTCCTTCTACCATTTTTTTGCTAGTATTCTCCGTCCTAGTGAGGGGCTTTCAAGTCCTATAAACGACCTTAGATGTTGAGTTAGGTTCATTTAATCATTCTCCATAGATATCAATATCCTCTTGTGTTCGCTGGCTGTTAGCCGTGTCTATTGTCTCCTGATTGATTGCCTGGAGCATCTTCTTAGCATCAGCCTCTGACATGTTGAAAGCCTTCTGGATAGCGTGAGCCTTGCTGACAATACCGCTGGCCAAAGCTTTAGTCCAATAGTCAAGCTCGTTGTTCTTGTCAGTAAAGACTCCGTCATCGAGATTGATTGCAATCTTCTCCATTTGAGGAATTGGACCTCTATACAATCTATAAAGACTACCCAGCTCGCAAATTGAGATAATCAACTCTTTCAGCGATTGCTCGACTAAGCTCACAATGCTGTTTCTCATTTGGTAAGTATCAGAGTTCTCGGAAACGACTTCTGTCGCGGTCTTCAAGCTCTGGCCGTCGAACGTAAACATTCCGGCAGACACACCCAGAAGCATCTCAAAGAGACTCAGACCCTCGTTGATAGTCTTGATGTAATCATCCGCCCTGATTGCTGTTGTGAGATCAGTGATGTTTCCGCCATCCATGTCGTTAGTAGATAAGCGTAAGTAGACATTCTGTTCAGTATCAAAGCGCTTGACAAGCTGGACATCTCCGTTCTGATTAACCATTCTAGTTTCTGTCAGATTTTCGGGAACGGCCACTCGACGTTGGCCCATCTTGACTTCCCACTTGAACTCATCATAAGTGGTATTGATGAAATCAATCGTACTCTTGGCATTATCGAAGATTGATAAACCAAGAGGCGAATTGATGTCCTTGTTGTTCATCCCAGGAGGTTTCAAGTAAGAAAAAAGCGGTCTAGTTAGACCGTCAAGTTCAACTTGTTCTTCTAGATCCTCGTAGATTTCGGCTAAAGGCACACGTCCACCTACTTGTTCAGAGCTTTCAGACCTGTATAGCTCGTTTGAAATGATGTATTTCCCATCTTTCGCCCATTCGTGAAACTCAATCAAGGTGTAGTAGATGTTCTTCTGACCTGAAGCTTTAATCGTCTTAGTCACGATAGCAGCGCTTGAAATATCCTGCGTGTTAGACTGTAGCGGTAAAAAGACTGGTGCTTGAACGAATGACACTCGCACTCGTCCATTATCAACATAAGGCCTCATGGCAAGACCACCCAAAGCAAGACAACTCTCAAGATAGCGCTCAAAATTCTTGTTAAAGCGGTCATTCTTCAATGTTTCTTGAATGAATGTGTCTGCCTGTTCGTCGTCCAATTTAATCGAGGCCTGCTCGTTAAAGACTAAGCTAGCAATCTTCTTGGCAGCAGTTCGAGCGATTGGCAAATGAGTCGCTTCTCTTTGCTTCTTAATGCCATCCGAGTTTATGTAAGTTATCTTCTCAACATTGCTCTGATAGTATCTTAAGTTCTCGTTAATCCGTCGATACTCTGCGTTTGTTATTGCGATTTTAGGATGGTCTGTAATACTTGTCAGACTGTCTGTCGTCATTGCATATCGGCTCCTTTTAAAAAAATTTTTAATGGTTTGAATAACTCCCATTTCTTGCTCCTGTTAAAAATTGGCGTATTTTTTATAAAACGCATTAACACTATATCTAAATTCATCCATTGCGTGATTATCTTTATCGATAGGCTTTCCATGATCATCTCGACTATAAAGACCAATTTCTTTCAAAAAATGGTAATGGTCGTACTCTTCTTCTGAGTGATTGATAAGCAAGAATTGTCCTGAAGATATAATGTTCTGACCACGTTCAATCCCTACCTCGATACCCTTCGCCTTGCTGCTAACATCGTGCGCATTATTCAAGGCTCCTCTTGTTTGAATTCCTAGCTTGTGTAATTCCTCTCGTAAGGATCTACACGCTGGGTCAATCCAGACATCGGTATAGCGCATCTGATACTTGCTAACACACCACTGAATGAACGCTCGAAGCTCGACTGCATAGGTAGACATAGCTTTGACTTGACCAGTCTCAGCACCACTGTGATAGTAATGAGCTACACGGTTGAGCCTAAAGAAAGTCTTATTGCCCTCTCTATGTTTAGTAACGATGTTACAAGACATCGAGGTGGCGTCAGATTGTCCACCATCGCCATTAAAATACATTTCCATAGGTTCGCCTACCAAGTTGTCCTTGATATTTTTTTCAAGGTCAAATAGGCCATATATAACACCCTGTGGCATGACACGTTGACCGAGCACGTCCCTCTTGTAGAGATAAGGATTTTTTTTAAGCGATTGAATAATAGATTGCTTACGCTCTTCAGACAGAATCGGATTGTCGTCCATAGTCCAATGCGTCCAGCGTGTATTTTGGACGTCAAAGACATCCTTAATAACTGGATGCTGAGGTGCTGGAGGGTTTAGGTCAGCTAGATGATATCTGAGCTTAGCAGCCCACGTCCGTCTGAATGCTTCCTGGATAAAATCCATGTTCAGCAGATTGATTTCACAAAAGACTACTGAGCCAAGCGACATACCAGTGATAGCTCCGACGCTATTAACTTTACCGCCTCCCTTGTAATAAACTCGCTTAGTTCCGTTTGGTGTATCGATTAAGAGGTGGTCTCCGTGCTCGTCATGTTTGATTTTACAAGCACCATCAAAAATGTGCATCAGACCAGTACCGTCACCGTCAATAAACAGACGGTAGGCTTGCTCTTGATTGTATGCAGCTATCAAATGGTTCTCATCTGGTGACTCAATCAAGTATCTTGCATACCTAAAATGACCAGCGGTTGTCTTGCCACTTCGAGGTGTGCCCTCGTTCACTTCTAGCTCATAGTTGAACGGTCTGCGAATGATGTCAGCTTGTTTCCTCGAAAACTTAATCTTCAACCACATCACCACCCTTCACGGCATTCAACAGAGCTTCCATGAGAGTAGTATCAGACTTGGAGCCTTGATTGCTTTCAATCTTGATCTTGAGCAATTCAATCTCTTGTCTGATTTTATCGTCTGTCAATTTCAAGTCCTTCCAAGTCATGTTATTCATGCCGTCCAAGGCTGAAAGAAAGGCATTCGAATTTGCTTGCCGTATACCTTCATTCTCGATACTTGCCCTCGCTTTATTTTTGAGCCATTCATACTCGTTGAACGCCTGCTCTCTAGACCATAAGGACATGTTAGAGAACTGTTTAAGTAGTTCTCTGTACCTTAGGGTAATCTTAGGGTTTTTTAACAACTTCGAAGCTTGGACATCAACTGCGACATCTGTCATTTTTTCAGCCTTGTAAGCCTGTCTGTATGCTTGTCTTTGAGATAGTCCGGAAATTATCCCTTGGACAAACAATTCTTGTTTTGGGGTTAATTTATCCACTCACTGGACTACCTCCTTTCGACAAAATAAAAAGTCACTCATCGAGTGACTGTATGCGGTAAGTGGGTGCCTCCCCCACCAGAGCCTTATATAGCGCTACTTTATCTCTGTCCTACAGGTTAATCAGCCTAAATCTAATTACCGCCCTATACCTCTATCGCGATAGCTATTCGCAGAGACATAATGGAAACAGCAGGATTTGAACCTGCGACCAAACCATCTCAAACCTAGGACTTTCAACGAGATGGAGGAGTCAAACCTTATGTTTCCGAAAAATGAGAGGGGAGGGGTCGAACCTCCAAGGCCATCACAGCCCCCTGGCATTACAGGTAACCATCTACCAATTCTGAGACCTCTCTTTTCAATTCTTGATACTACCATTCTAACAGATTATTGTTACAGTGCACATCAAGATTATTTTGATTAACACATATTCTCGATATATTCTCAAGATAGATCAAGATATTCCAAATTATTCCAAAATTGAGTCTAATTCTTCAATCGCAATCTTACGCATGCTATAGTACGAGCTCTTGCTAATTGCCAGCTTGTCGCAAATGTCCTCAATATACGTTTTAGTAATATATGTCATCCTCAGGATTGTCCTATATTTTGGGTTTTTAAGTCTATTGATCATTCTGCTTAATTCAATTTTTCTGTCGATAACTTCTTTAGTATCCTGCTCTATAGCCTCTTTCATCACGACAAGCTGAGTATAGACATCATCAACTTTGCTAGTCTGTCCGCCTTGGACTTTGACGTCAGTCCATTTGGGGCTTGAGAGCAAACCAGCCTCAAGTTCTTTGATTTCATCTATACGGCTTTGAATGTCCATATCAAGGTCTTGTAATTCTTTCAAGAGCTCTTTAGCCTTCACTCTCTATCTCCTTTTGTGATATAATAATATTATTGAGATTATAGCTGAGACAGAGAGTGTCTTGGCTTTTTTGTTTTAGTAGCTATTAAGTATTTTGAGGGTCTCCTCATAGCTCAAATTGATTTTTGCTTTTCGTTCCTCATACGCTCCGAAAAATTTATAAAATCTGAAATGAATGATAGTTGAATTGTCATGAATTTTGACAACTGAGAAAACGTGCTTGAGCAGGTCTTTTCTTAATGAAATATTAGGAAAGACTACAAGCTCTGGCTTATCTTCTTTAGTTGTTTTCTTTGCTTTTACAGCTCCTGAATATGGATATTTTTTTGGTCTCATAATCTCACCTCGTCTCCAATCCTCAATGATTCGTAGCTTGTTTGCGTGACTACGAAAATGCCATAATTTTTAATAGTGATTGTGTACAGGTCGCCTATCTTCTCCTTGTGGACGACTCTGCCTTTGATTTCTGCGCCTTGATTATCTGCTTTGTAGATTACAATAGGGCGCTTTTCTTCTAATTTCTTAATCTGGATACTCTGCCAAATGTTCAATCCAGCAGACAATAATATCCATATTACGATGAATCGTTTCAATCTGTGACCTCCTTCTTTGATTTGAAGGTAATCTCTAAGTAAAAGTCTTGATCGGGTATCTCTATCATCGCTGTATTGGTTTTACCGTCAAACTCAACGATAATTTTTCCAATTGCCAAAACTAAGTCTCCAATTGTGCTATTTAGCGTAAGGCTCATCACTCAACCTCCTCAAAATAACTATGAAATTTACTTAAATTGATAATAGCAACCTCTTCAACAGAATGCTTTTTTATATCAAAATCTGGATCCTTTTTCCCAAACTCTTTTTCTATAGCTTTTTCAGCCAGAAAAGGTAAGTCGAATATACTTGCTCCATTTCTTAAGGCAAGCGGTTGACCGTGTTTGTTTACTATTCGATAACCCACATCAAACGGTCTGATTTTCGCAGGGATTTTTATTCGTTTGTTTTCAGTTTTTATTGCTTGTTCAATAGTTTGTACCATCACTCCACCTCCTCAACTCACCTTGTGGCTTTCCAGATTTCCAAATTTTTGGCCATGGTTTACAAAATATGAACCAATCAGGATAGCGTCAGCTTCATCATCTTTGACGTTCAGGTCGAATTCATCGGACACTTTAGCAATGGCCTGCAGCTTCATTGATTTTTTACTTCGGTCCTTGTAACTAAACTTCCAGTACTTGCGCCAAGTCGACACGTTCACGAAGTACACATTGTCAGCAATCAGTCTGCCAAGAATGATACCGCCCACACCTCCAACACGCTATAGAACAATGCACACATATCACCACA